GGTTGAACGCCGGGATGTCAATCCGCAGGCCGACCGGGGTGCCTTCGTCCAGGTCGCGCGCGGCTCCGACAAAAGGTTTCTTGTCTTCGCTCAGCGCGTCGGTGATGGCCTCGTCCGTCGGAATTTCCGGCGTGAGGTAACCCTTTCTCTGGCTAGGATAACTGCCGGGAGGCGCTTCATCGGTGCTTCCGCCAAAAAAGAATTCCACAACGTCCCCCTTCGGCGAGGATGTTGGAATAAACCATTGGCCTTCCGGTTTGCCGGCAAAATCATGGACTTCGTCGTGAACGGTCCAACCTTTCTTTTCAAGCTCAGGGGCGACCTTATCCAAGAAGTTTCCAATTTCCGATTCGACGTGGCCCGTCCCATAATCGACAGCGAAATCCATATCCTTCGCGCCCACTTTTCCCTTCGATACGGACCCAACCAGTTTAAAGTTTCCTTCCGGGGAGATGCCTCGGAGTGTATCAGTGATTTCTTCCGCTTCTTTTGGCTCAGCGAGGTAACCCTCGCGGCTGCGCGCGATTTGAATGGCCGAGGGACCCTTTTTCGATACGGGTCCTGCCTTCAGGCTGCTGACCGCGTCCTCCATCTTGGAAAATTTCTCAGCGCCCTCCAGGTCGAAAACAGCGCTGTCGATGGAGTCCACCGTCTGGCCTTTTTTGTCCAAGAGCGTTACCCGCAGTTTGTCGATATTATCGGACTGCTTGTCCAGGATGTCCAAAATCTTGGAGCGCGTCTTAGGCGTCCAATGGTCCGCCGACGCTTCGATGTTCATTTGGCCCGTGGACGGCACATGCCGCACGCGAACGAACCCCTTGTTGATTGCCGCCTGACGTTCGTTCACGTCGGCAGTTTCGCCAAATTCCGTGCCGTATTTCTCGTTTAGTGATTTCGCGTTGTCCGCAATGAACTGCTCGTGGTAGGCGGTGTCGAGCGATACAAATTCGCCATCGGGCAACACCCAACCGGTCGCTTGCCCGACCTTGGACACCGCCTTCTCGGGCACGTTGTATTTCGAGTAGTCGGTTTCCTCGACGCGCTTCCGCGCGGCGGCTTCGGATTCCCGGGTAATCGCTTTGACCGTGATACCGACGTCCCCTTTGATATCTTCAATCGCTCGACGAACGGGACCCTTGCGCTTCGCTTCCGCCGTTTTGAAACGCGCTTTCGTCTCCAGGTAATTTTCCCCGGCCTGCAACGCATCCGCGGCCTGGGCGATTTCTTTCGGGTCCCGGAGGACCGTGTTACCCGTGCCGCCGGCATCAACCGTTTTGCCGCGGGCCATGTCGAAAATGGCTTCCTGGTTATTCGCACGGGCAAAAGCCAAAGACGACTTGCGGTGCTTCTGGTCCACGATGGCGTTCACATCCACGCTGACCTGTGGCCGGCCTTCGGCATCGGGCTCCGACAGCCGGAAGATTCCCGCCTTGATGTTCTCATTCCCCAGAAGGCCCTTATAGGGCTTCAACGCCGCCGCGACGTTCTTCGCGTTCAGCTCTGCCGCGGGCAGGTTCACGCTGGCGAGCGTGACCACGTCCAGCGAGGCGTCCTCGGGCGGGACAAAAACGGTTCCGTCCCCGTTGAAAGTTTCACCATCTTTTTCGCCATTGCGAATGGACTTCAGTTCTTTTTCAGAAAGGAAGCCAGCGCGTTCGGGTGCCGCACCTTCCGCGAACGGGGCCGTGCGGTCCGGGAACGACCGGCGCCAGCCGGATGGACCGGCGGCAGAGGCGGTGTCCGTGGCGGCTTCAATCGCCTCACGGAAAAATTGGGTCTTGGTCGCGAGCGCGTATGCCTCGTCCATCTTGTCGAAGTTCCCGGCCTTGACTTCGCCCATGACGGCGACTTGGTCGGCGGATGCTTTGGACTGGGCGGCGCGCAGCGCGTTCAGTTCTTCCTTGGATTTTAGTCCGAGTCCTAACTCATACGCGGTCGCCGTCAGCGTGTTCTTCGGTCCGAAGCGCTTGGTCCAGTCGTCCGGGGAGTCCGCGAAAACGTCCGCGATAGTTTTGTCCACGGGCTGGTCCGTCAGGTATCCCGCGCGGGCGGTGTCCGTCTGTCCGCCGCGTCCCGTTAATTCGGGGGCGCGTTCGGCTTTGATGATATCAGCAGCGTTCAGCCGCTCGACGACCGTGTGCAGGTCCCCCACCGGCATGCCGGCGGCGCGCAAACGATTGCGCAGCGGGTTCGTCTCCTTCACTTCCACGGCCCCGCGGCCCTGTGTCACCTTCTCGGGGTAAATCGGAATGTCGGTCCCCGGCGCGATACGTTCGGACACGTCGCCCTGGGCAGCGCGGATTTCCTGCGCTTTAATGTTGGCAGGTAATTTGCCTTTTTGGGCGCGCGCCGTCTCGGGCGGGCCGACGTCTTTGCCTTGAAGCAAATTGAGCCATTGTTCCTTGGCGTCGCCTAAAACTTTTCCCTCGCCTTGCTCACGCGGGATTGCCGCACCGAGCTCGTCGCCGGGACGAACCAGTTGCTTGCCCCCGCCACGAAAACCTCGGTCCTGGTTATCCCAGTAGGCGTTCAGGTCCGACAAAAGTTCGTTGGTGCCGGCTTCGGTGAGCGCACCGTTCGCGTCCGTCTCCCACGGGATTTCTTCGCCCGCGGATTTCCCCCACTGCACCGCGCGGTCCACGTTGGAGAGAACCTTGTCCACGCTACGGGCGACGAGCTGCGGTTCCCCGCTTTTCGTCTGCTCCCAGCGCGTGGGATATTTTTTCCCGGCATGCAGCTCGCGCTGTTCGGGCGGCAACCCGCGGCCTTCTTCCACCTCGGCGGCGCGTTCGGGCTCCGTCGGCTTAAAAGACGCTTTGGGAGCGCCGGCGTGTTCGACGGTCAGCCCGACGCTTTCGTCGAGTGCCTTGTTCACTTCCGTCACCGCTTGCTCGTTGTCCTTGCCTTTGGCCCAGGCCGCACCGACCCCGGTATTGGTGACCTCGGCACGGGCGGCGGTGGCCTCGGGGGTGGAAACCCCACGGGAGGGAGACACCGTCGGCGGGACTTCGGTGGGTGCCGGCGCGGGAGGGGTCGCTGCCGGGGCCACTTTCGGTTGTGCCGACGGCGTCTCAAAATTGAGCTCGCCTTGAGCGGGAATTTCTTTGGGCGGGGGCGTGGTAAAATCCAGCTCCGGCTGCACGGATTCGACGGGAACTTCGACCGGAGCCGCCGGCGCTTCAGCCACCGGCTTCACCTCGGGAGCAGTCGCTTGCTGCGCGGCGCGCTGGTCGCGCTCCGCTAAAATTTCACCGCTCGCGTTCTCGAGCGCCTTGCGCAGGCTATAGCTCGGCTTCAGGTTCAACCCCGGAGTGCCGCGGCCTGCCGTCATGTCGATACCCAGCGCGTCACCCAAGGTCAACGCCGCGTCCAGCATTTTTGCGCGGAACGAGGATTTCGGCTTCGGCAGTCCGAGCGATTCGAGAGACGTGTTGTAAAGCAGGTTCGCCCAATTATCCGCGATGAATTCGCTGCGGACCTCAGCCGGCGTAAAAGGCCGACCGAACTGTTTTTCGTAGTGCGCCTGGAGCGCGTCGAGCTCAGCCGGCGTATACGCCTTGCGGACCGCGTCGTGCAGTGCTTCTCGTCCGGCGGGCTCCATTACGGATTCCAGGACGTGGGAAAATTCATGCGGAGCGTCCGCGGAGCTTTTGACGAGCGTAACCATCTCGCCCTTGCCCGCGTCATCTGCCATCCAGATTTTTGAAACGCCGCGCGCTTTGGATTCCTGGGCGACCGCCGCCTGTTGCTCGGGCGTTAAATCCTTGCCGCCATTCGCGCGCTTGGTGTCATCCGCGATGGCCTGGGAAAAAGCCGCGTCGTCGACGAGGAAAAGTTTCTTGCCGAACGGGCGCAGCGTCTCGCGCAAGCTGTCCACCATGTTCCGTGCGTTCGACGGCGTGGACGCGGCGACCTGCTCGTGAACCTTATTCAGCTCGGTGAAGTTATCGTAGCCAGGAGACGGAGTCGCTTCCCAGTTGATTTGGCCCGGGTCGAAATATTTTTTCGCGCCGGCTTCGGCCACCGCACCCTTGACGGCCCCGAGCGCGGAGTGCACGGCGCCGCCCACCGCACCCACGCCGAGCAAGCCACCCTGGGGCTCATCGGTCGATAGTGCGAGTGGGGCGGTGCCCACGGCGCCTTTCACGGCGCCGGCCACGGGCGGTTGAACAAATTTTGAAGCGGTCTTCGCCGCGTTGACGAGCTTGGCGCCCGTCGTGGTTTCCAAACCGAGGGACAGCTGCCCTTTAGGGGCGGCCCCGGCGGCTTCGCCGATTTCCCGGACGAGCTGACCCGTTTTCTTGAGAACGGGAGCCGCAACACGCGCGGCGAGAATCGCTTTATGGGGGATGCCCAAAAGACTGAGTCCCGCGCCTACGCTGACGCCCTGGCCAGAAAAAGGAAGCGCGGCAGCGATGGTCTGGCCCGTCTTTTCAAGTCCGGTGCCGACGAGCTGCGTGGTTTTCGCCGCGGCGGTTTGGGAAAGCTGGCCGAGGTAGTTCAGCGCTTTGCCCGCGCCGACTTCGTTGGCCGCGGTAAAAAGAACTTTGCCACCGACGCCCACGGCTTTGAGTCCGCCGGCAGTGGCGACGAGCGTGACCGGGTCCGTCAAGCTCAGTAGCTTGATGTTTTCCGGGTTGAGCTGGACGCCTTCGCTGACGAGGTCTTTGACGGTTTGGCCGGACGAGATACCTTGGATGGTGTCGTGCCAGCCGAGGTCCTTGAATAACTCGCTTTTGACTTCTTCATCAGAAATTTTGCTCCAGTCTTTGCGCTCCATCGAGACACCCGAAGGGGTCACCTTGAGCTGTTTCAAATTGAATCCGGGACCCGTCAGCTTGCGCGCGCCCTGGCGCACCATGTCCTGGAGCGAGCCCACGGCGAGCTGCGTTCCGCCGATGGCCTCGGCGATGGCGGCTTCGCGGTTGTCGTCTGTCATTTTATCCCATTGCTCGCGAAGCACGGGGTCGGCACTCTCGTGACGAAACTTTGCCGTGATGTCGTTAATCACCGGACCAATGGCGATGTCAGAAACATTCTCGAGCCGCTTCGGCAAAGATTTGAGAATTTCCAAAAGCAGGGGACCGGTTTCTTTCTTCGCCGATTCCCAGACCTTGTTCGCCGTGGTGCCCACGACTTTTTGCGCGCGATAAGTGTCGAGCGCTTTTTTGTAGCGATTGGGGTCCTGAAAAATATTGTCGCGGTTCGTCGCGATGTGCTCGAGGATGTTAAACTTCGGGTCCCGGGCCAAATCTTCCGGCTTGTCGGTATCGAGACGGTCGGCCAACGGGACGCCGCGGAATTCGGGCTCCTCCCCAACAGAGCGGGGGTCGACTTCTTGCAACACGCTAAAAGGGTCCACCTCCTGCAGTCCGGCGAACGCTTTATCTTCCTTTTCTTTTTCAGCGGCGGCTTTCGCGGCCTCCTCGGGCAGCATCGGCGGGGCTTCGATTCCTTTTTCCGCGAGTGCGGCCCGCATCCCTTTGCTGGACTGGTCGAGTTGCGCCTGAACTTCCGGCGTGATGGGCTTCGAGGATTTCAGTCCCCGAGCCGTGCCGCCGTAGACGGGCACCTCAGCTGGCACAACCGGGACGGGCGTGTCCGTGAAAGATTCCCCTGCCCCTAAATCCTCAATGACGCTCGGCATAATTAAGCTGGTAAAACTGGCGGCTCCTCGGTAGCGGGTGGCGTGACTTCGGCGGTAGGCGGCGGGGTCGCGGGGGCGGGTGCCGCCGCGGCAGGACGATAGTTGGGGTTACGATACAGCTTGCCCTTGGGAGAGTAGAAAAACTCCGCATCTGCGGGAGCTTCCGTCGGCGTCCGCACCGTAGGAATCGGCTTTTGCTGAACCGGGGCCGCGGGAGCAGCGCCGGCAGCGGCGGGAGCCGCACCAGCGGCAGGAGCGGCAGCCGGAGCCGCGGCTTTGGCGCGCGCGGCTTCGCGCTCGTCAAATTCCCGGACGATTTCCTGGTGCTCGAGCGGAACGATAGAGCCGGAAGCATGGCCGCCAGTGCGTTCTTGTTCCGAAAACTGCTTGATGATGGGAGCCACGTTTGCCAGCTGCCCGTCCACGACGTCCTGCGACGCATCCAGCATTTGCTTGCGCTGTTCCGGCGTCAAAATCTGGCCGGTGACGAAATTATTATACGCGTTGCGAATGTGGTCCGGGACGCCGCGAGCTTTTTCCACGGTCGCATATTCACCTTCGCGCACCGTCGAACCTGGGTCCAAAATTTTCATCCATTGGAAAATGGAATTCTGGTCGTGAAGCGGCGTCGGGTTCTTCGTGTTGAGTGACCGCAAAAGTTTGTTGTAGCCGGCGTGCACCTTGTTGAATTCGTGAACCGGCGGCTGTGCCGTGTATTCTTTGCGGAGGGGCTCGGTCTGAGGCGCTTCGCTCGTCACCGTTCGGACCGGGCTAGTCGGCTGTCCGGTCTTCGTCATCATCTGACCCGTGATGGTCTTCTGACCTTGCGGGTTGACGGTCGTGGTCGTCTGCTCGGTCGCGCCGAGCGTGAGCTGCCGGTCCAGGTCCCTTTTTTCCTTGAGCTGAATGGCTTCCTGGATGTTCTTGAGCGTGGCCGCAGTATCAATCACCCCGTCCGGTCCCGTGGGAAGTTCCATGCCTTCATGCGCGGCAGTTTCCGCGTGAAGTTTGGCGAGCGCTTCGGGCGAGCCGCCACGCTTCAGGTTCTCAAATTCCTGTCGCGCTTTCAACGCGTGCCCCTGTTGGAGAACGGGAGCCAGCGCTTCTTTGCGAATCAGGTCCTTGGCCTGCAAGTGGTGAATCAGGTCTTCAGAGTCCCACTCGTTGAGCAGGTCCTGCGTCGGCATCTTGGAAAATTTGTCCTCGAATTCCTTGCGATACTTCGCGTAATTCGGGTGCTGTCGCGCTACGTTAGGTCCAGGCATAAAAAATTAAAGTCCACTGCCGAACATGCTGCCCCAATCGAACATGCTGTCCGAGTTAAATCCACCGCCGCCTTGCACCGGGCCGACTTCGCCCGTGCTCGGGGCCGCTTCCTGAACGGGAATATTTCCGAACTGGTTCACCGTTCCCGATACACCGGTTACGCTACCGCCGGGTTGACCAGTGATTCCGCTCGACGGAGCCGATGGCATCGCCGGAGAAACAGTTGGCTGACCGGCGGCCTCCAACCCCGTCATACGAGGCTGCGCCTGACCGGTAATTTTGCTCACGCCGCCCTGCTCCAAAATTCCGCGTTTGTCCGTCTGGTGCGCAGCGGCGTCCTTGCGCGCTTGGTCCTTGGCCGCGGCATCTTCCTGCGCGGCTTTTTTCTGCGCCTCAGTGCTCGCCGCCGAATGGCCGGCGCCCCCGCCGCTTGCGTTCTGCGCAAGGTGCATGTTGTTAATCGCCTGAACGAGCGCGCTCGCAGCAAAAGTCTTGGCCTCGGAGTTAACCGGCACCAATGGGATGTTCATCGCCGCCATAAAATTAAGCTTTGGCCGTCTTCATCTGTTTGATTTCCTTGACCAGCGCTTTCACGCTGGCCAGGGCCACGCCGATGGCGTCCACGATTGGAATCGTTTTCGCGTCACCGGTGCCGCTCCCAAAAAGCACGTCCCAGTCCTGTGCCATCGGGCCAGTATGCTGACCTTGCGGCACGTTCTCAACGTCTTTCTTATATTCCCAGTTGGACACGGGCAGCTTGGACACCTTCTCCAAAATTTTCGCCTCGTCGAGCTCCTTGATGTTTTCCTTGACGTTGCGGTCGGACATCATGCTGCCCATGCTCATCATGGAACCCATCGACGAACCCCCGCCACCGCCGCCGGAGCCGCCCGCGCCGCCGTATGCGCCGCTCGCCGTGCCGCCAAAGTTGCCGGCGACTTGGTTCAACGCGGTATCACGGATGCGCGCAAATTCCAGCGACTTCCATGCCTTCAAATTTGCCAGCTGCGAATTGACGTCGCGCTGTGCGGTTCGGCCACCCAGGTCGAGGTTTAACACCTCGCGGCCCGTGAGTCCCGTGCTGCTAGCTGGCGTGGCGGCTTCAGTCAGCCCAAAAATGGACGCGGAGCGAGCCAGCCCTTCGCGTTCCGCGGATTGAATCGTCGGAAAAATCGAGCCGAGAATCTTGGCGCGTGATTCGGTCATCTGCTGCGCGGTGTCCGCGAGTTTCGACGCTTCCATCGTGCGCGCTTGGCGCAAACGTTCGCCCTCGCTGCCGAGGACTTTGGAGACGACGCCGCCGACCGTGCCCGCCTGGGGCTTAATACCCGCCTGCGCGGCCCCGCCGACGCCGGCGCGGACGAGCTCGGCCTGATACTCAGCCGGCAGGTTCCCGCCCAACGCGAGGACATCGTTCGCCCGGGCGATGACATTCTGCTTGAGCTTGGCGAGCTCGGGGTCCTGGTCGATGTTTTCCTTGAAAAGTTGCTTGGCCGTCCGTGTGGATTCCAGCGCGGAAACGGGCGTCTGCGCCTGCGCAAGGATGTCCTTGCGGGCGACTTGGCCGGCGGCATACAAGTCGGGCTCGTATTCCTTCATCAGCGACACTCGGCGGTCGAGGTATCCCTTGTCGTATTGCTGGACGAGCCCGGAGATACGTTCCAAATCGTAATCCTCCTTCAGGGCCTTGCGTTGCTCGCGCAGCCCATCGCGCATGAAAGCGTATGCCTCGCGCATCGCCTTCTCATCGGTGAATCGTTCGGCGATTGACGCCGCGGAACCAATTGCGTAACCCATAAAATTAAAGTCGTTTCCGAAAACCGAGCTCGATTACTTCGTAACCGCGCTTCTCAAAAATTGCTCGTCCGCCGTCTTCATCGACGGTGAACATGTGCCCGTGGACAATGCTCGTGCAGCCACGCAGCCGGGCGTCTGTCTCAGCTTGGTCCAGCAAGGTGCGCCCGATGCCCTGGCCCCGACACTCCGGCATGACGTAGAGAAAAACCATCATGGCGGTCAGCTCGCCGTTGAACGTGTCGCGCATGTAGGTGGTCCCCACGATGCCGCGAGCGCCCGCCGTCGGCCACTCGGCCAAAATGCTGCCGTTGCCCCGGGCGATGAGCGGCCCCCAGATTTCTTCCACCGCGCGCATGTCCAGCCGCCCGGGATACCGGACGTCCTCAAAGTAACGCTGGAAAAGGGGCCGCAAGGCGGGAATCCCGCTTGGGAGGACCTGGGCTAACGCTGTGGCATGCTCTTGCATCATTATGAAGTGTGGCCGATTAGTCTTTTGTCAAGTGCCACAAATAAACGGTAGGCTGAATGTTATTGTGTCCAACCGCCCCGCCGGTATAGCTGGGGGCGTCCTCCAGGGTGAACTGCCGGCTGGTCATCAGCTGGGTGCCCGTGGACCCGAGCGTGGCGCCGCCCTGGCTGCCGTTCGGGTTCGAGTGAGTCGTCCGAGCGGTCTGGCTGTTCGGCGGTGCCGGCAGCGGGATGCCCGCGTTCTGGATTTCCGTGTCCCCGTCTTCCACCCGGAAGAAAACGACGTTGGCCTGATTGCTGGCCAAAAGGGTCGCGTGCCCGATTAAGTGGGAATGCTGTTCGATTTCCAGGGACGTCAGCACGTGCGTTTCCGCACCAAAAGTATCCTGCGTGGCGCGCTGCGTGATGCCTGTGGGCACCGACACGGCGCTTTCGGGCGTCAGCCCGACGTCCTTGGATGCTTGGCCGATGACACGACCGCGACGGGATTCGTCGTTGTCATAGAGGAGCGACCAGCCGGGATTTTTGGCCAGCGCCGCGGTCAAAACGGTGTCCGTAACCGCTTTCACGTCGCCGGGCGTGCCGGAGAGAGTGCGCCACTGGTTGCGCTCCCAGTGAATCAAGCAGTTGATGTCCGTGTCCCAATACTGCTCGAGGTCCAGCGGGTTCGTCGGGCGGTTCGCGGTGTTGCCGCTGTTCGGAACCGTGCCGGCGGCTTCCCACGAGTTGCCGTCCCAACCATACCAGCCGATGGGCCGGCTGCCGACGGTGCGAAACCAAATCAGCGGGTCGTTCTCGCCCGGGATGCCGGGGTCGTTCGGTCCGATAAACGCGAACGCGCTGAGCGAGTCCGAGATGTCGAGCGGGACGTAATGCCCCTCGTTGATGTCGAAGACGTAGAGCTTGGTCCCGTTTTTGAACCACGGGCCGCTGTTGCTCGCGGGCTCCACGTCACCGATGACGAAAAAATTCGTGCCGACCGGGGACTGGATGTCCATGCGCTCGAGCATGGCCGCGAAGAATTCCTGGGGAGTGCCCTCGAAGTCGGGCGGAATCTGGCTCGCGATGATGACGAGATTGGTGCGTTGCAGAGACATAAAATTATGGCTGTCCGTGTTCCAGGGCCGCGACGCGCTCTTGCAGAGCGAAAATTTGCGCCAGCAAAAGCTGGATGGGCTTCTCCAAATACTTCGCCAGGGCGTCGCCGTCGTCGGCGGTCACCAGTGCCTCGAAGTCCGCAATCGCGTTCGTCGAGACGCGGAAGATGGTCCCGTCTTTTCGGTGAAAGTCTTTGCCGAACGCCACGACGAGCGTATCGAGCGCCTTTTTCGCGTCCGCGGAATTAGCGTGGCCGTTTCCGTGCCCGGGGTTCTGAGGCGCGTTGCCGCCACCGTTTCCATTTCCGTTTCCGTTTGAGTTAGGGTTCGGCATAAAATTATTCTTCGCAGGGCGGCACATCGACCGCCAGGGTTGCGGACGGGTTCGAGAGTCCAAACTCCCCGAACGCCGCCACTTGGTAAAAGTAATCTCCTGCGACGACCTCGTCCTGAAAAACTTGGTCTTCGGTCGAGCCGGCATACAAAAAGGGTCCGCCCACCGCGTCCGACACGTAGATGTTGTATCCGGCGGCCCCCGTAATCGGGTCCCAGGTCAACGTCACCACGCGCGGGCAAGCGCTCACGGCAGCAGAAAGTCCGGTCGGCCCGTCAATCGCGACAATGGCGATGAACGCGGGAATCGAGTTACCCGAGCCGCTGCCGCTTTCGGCGGGGCTGAGCTGACAAATCAACGGCGACCGGTAATTGATACGCAGCTCCCGGCGGGTGATTGGCTTGAACGATTCAAACTGGTTCATAGCGGGAGTCCCGTCCCGGTTGAGGCGATGAGCGGAAGCACGAGCTCCAGCTCGTGGCAAGCTTTTCGCCGTGCGATGATGCGCGCGATTTTATCCGCGTCGTCCTGGCTGATGACCGACTCCGCGTATCCCGTGCCGACTTCGGTGAAGCCCTGCTCGGTTACGCTGACCGTCTGGTTGCTCGTGAACAGCGGAATGTTTTCGTTCAGCGACGCAACGGAGTCAGAGGCGGCTCCGTCGAATCGGACGAAATTTTGGTCCGGCGTTTCGTTTTCCTCGCAGCGGCCCGACAGTTCTTTGTTCGGGCCAACCGCGCCCGGAGTGCCGGGAGCGGGTTCCAAATAAAGACGAAGTCCACGAACAGCACCAGGACCAGAGCCGACAATGAGTAGTTGAAAAGATTCATCCAGAAACTCCAGCCGAAAATGCTCGATGTCGCAAGATGACAAATCCTCTGCCGAGGCCAGCTCTTTCGCGTCCTGGGTGCGGAGCGGGCGGGTCTGTTTCTTGAACGCAAACAATTTCTGTTCGCTGGTGATGTTATGCCCCTGACGAATGGAGCCGCGGGGCGCCTCAATTCGTTTCGTCAGGATGCGTTTATACCGTCCACGATACGGGCCAGCCCAGAAGACGCCGACGTCCACCGTGCCGGCCAGCTCAGACAAATAGATGTCTGCATACCGAACCGTTTTGTCCTTGAGGGGAAGATTCCCGTCATACGCGCGCGTTTCCACGAACCACGTAATCGGACAACCGTCGTCCAGTCGGTCGGGAGTAAACGCCTCCCAAAGCCGGTTCTGGCCGTCGTAATCTTTGCTTGCGAAGAACGCCCGATTCGAGCCGGCAAAAAGGCCGGTGAACCAGTCGGTCGGACGGGTGCCCGTCCAGTAGGAATTCCAGGTGAAGGGGTCCTGGCCTTTTTTCATCAGCGTGGCGCCGTCCATGCACCACGTGTGCGAGTTGTAGCGGTCGCAGAAGGGCACCGACACAAGCAGATAATGCTCGAACGAACCCATCGCGATGCCGCTCAAGTCCGCGCCCAGGCGGCCTTTGCTGTCCAGCATCTCAGAGTCTTGGTCTTCCATGATGGACGTGCGGCGCGTCATCTCCGCGGCGTTGATGTTGGTGAGTCCATCCCCGGTGAACCACCACAGCAGCCCGTGATAGGACGTGGTCGCTTTCGCGGACACACAGCCGATGGCCGGGAACTGCAGGAACTGAAAGTTGGGGGTGTTAATCCACGTCGAACGATTGCGGATTCCCGACTGGATGAGCGTGGTGGTCGAGTCCGTGAAAACACACAGCGAGGCCAGCTCCGCGTTCGCGACTGGCTCGGCCAGTGCGGTGATTTCGCCGGGGAGGGTAAACGCCTCGATGGTGGCGAAGTATTGCGGCTCGAGAAAATGTCGGGGGTCGTATAAATCGCTGGCGAAAAGTTTTGCGCCCTGGCCAACCCAGAGTCGGTCGCCGGACCAAGCCATCGGGCCGCCGAGCTTGATGTTGGGGTCGTGCTCCGCGTTGTAGCCGTCGAACACCGCCGGGGCGGTGAGTCCGCCGTCCTGGATGATGATGAGGTTGACCGCGGGGACGATTCGCAGGCTACCGTCGTCGTTT